TCCGCCCGGAGGTTAGACCGTCGTGCGGGCTTGCGGAACCGTTCGGCGAAAGGCCTTGCGTCGGAGCGCCGATCTCTCTATTTCCGCCCCCTCCGCGCTGTGCTGTCCCCGGACGGCGCGGGCGAGACGGCACGGCACCGGCGGTGCCCGCCGGACGAATGGTTCGGGTGATTAGCTCAGTTGGTAGAGCAGCTGACTCTTAATCAGCGGGTCGCAGGTTCGAACCCTGCATCACCCACCATCGTTACCCTTTGATATTGCTGGACTTTTCGGGTTTGGGGTCCGGACACCCGACAGGTAGTTGGGCGTTCAGTTGGGCGTTTTTGTTCTCTTTTCGAGCTTGCGGATGGCGGATTCGGCGAGGCCCGCGTCGCGGCTAAGGTAGTGCGAGTCCAGGATTGAACCGACGTCGCGAAGGCTGTGACCGGTGATCGTGGCGATCTCTGCGACGCTGCAGCCTGACAAGGCGAGCCGGGTTACCGCCGTCCCGCGAAGGTCATGGAAGGTGACGTCCTGAACGCCGGCCTTTGCGCAGGCCTTGCGCCACGAAGCCCGAAACCCTGACTCTGTCCAGGATCGCCCGGCTTCCGTCGTCAGGACGGTGACGGCGTCTTTTTTATTGGCCTTCACAGCGTCCAATGCGACCCGCAAAGGCTCACCGACGGGAATAGCGATACGGGTTCCTGTCTTCCGCTGCTTAAGCCGGATCATTCGCCCATCGTATCCTGTCCAGGTCAGGCGCAGCAGGTCGCCTTGCCGTTGTCCGGTCCAGAGCGCGAGCAAGAGCGCGAGGTGAAGATGCGCGGGCGCCTTGGCGAGGAAGGCCGTTTCGTCGTCATCGGTCCAAATCGTCTCACTGCGATTGCTGCGATATGTGCGGCCGGGATTCGTACAGGGGTTAGTTGTGACCAATCCAGAGTCCAGCGCCCATGACATTGCGCGAGCCAATACGGCGAAGCGATAGTCAGCGCCCCGGCGTGAGTTCACCGCGAGTCGGTCGCGCCACGCCAGGAACTCGCCACGCGTGCGCCGGTCCGACAGGGCGGCGAGCGGGAAAGTCCCGAACTCCGCTGTGATCGCTTTGAGGTGCTTTTTGTAATCGGCCTGACTCCGGGCGGCCAAGACCGTGAACTTCGAAGAGGACTGATAGCCGTCCAGGATAGAGCGCAGCATTCCGGCGGGTGCGGTCTTTCGCACACTCACAGCGGCGTTGTAGCTGGCGTGGAACTCGGGCGAACCCGGCTTGCCCTCGAGCCGGGGCCCGCCCTTCCAGGCGTAAAAATAGGTGACCTGCGTCCCGTCGGCGAGTCGCTTCGAGATACGATTGATGCCCTTGAGCTTAACGCGCATCGCGAGTCGCCTTCCATTCGTCGAACGGGTCTGACGAATTCTTCGCCTTTTCGTCCATCCGCACAATGCGGATTGCACCGTCAGGCCCGATCTCCACTGCGCCCACGTCAAAGCCTGCAGCAAAAGCGCCTTTCAGCGCCTTCGCCACGTCGGCCTGAGTGAAGCGAGCGGAGATCCGGGCCATGGGATCAGAAGACGCCGTTAAGGCGGACGTTGACGTTTGCGCTTGGATTGGCCGCGACAGTCACGGCGACACCGATGGCGGTGTTACCGCTGGACGTTTTGGTGACCAGCTTGGCGGCGCTGTCCCAATAGACCTTGTCGCCGATCGCGACGGCCAGGGCGGAAACCTTCGGCAGGGTAAAGACGCCGCTTGTCGCGACATCCACAGATGCCCCGCTCACGGCGTTACCGGAAGCGATGCCGAAGATTGAACCGACGATCACACCCGCGCCCGAAAGCACATCGGCCGGTGCCGGAAGGGTGAGCGTGTCGCCCTTTTGGACATAGTTTTTCATGGTCAGACTCCTTTTGAAGTTTGAAAGCGGATCGAATTGATCGGGACGGTTGCCCCGACTTGCCGTTCGAGTTCACGAATGTAGACGGCCAGCTTGGCGAGGTTTGCGGGCGTGTAGGTCACGTCCTCGCCGTTGCTGTCGCGAAAGCGCACGGCCGCTCGACCCGTCTGAAGCGCGTGATATGCGTCCCGCGCTTCAGACAGTTGCTCGACAAGCGTAGCCACTAGGCGGTGCCGGGGATGCGATAGACGCCCCGCCAATCGACGGCGCCGCAGCCGAAGTCGAGAACACACCGGAACTCCCGGCCGAGCACTTCCCATCCGTCGCGAGACGAAAGTTGCGGCCCTTGGGCGCTCGAGAGATACGCGTATTCGATCGCCGGCAATACCGCCGGATCGGCGAAGAACCGCCAATCATTGTTTGTGATCCGCGGTTCAACCAGGATTGTCAGCGAGTTCGCGAACGGGTTTGCGAAGGCCGTTTCGGCCGCGTTGATCGTCGCCAGTCGCTGTTCAGCGTACTTTTCCTGATCGGGCCCGATCAGCAGATATTTCGCGACCACGTTGACGGGCGTCGTACCGTCGAGTCCCTTCTGTTTGCGCATCGAAGACCGCGCATTGTCCAGATTATCGGACCCGGCCTGCCCAACCGTGTCTGTCGACAGGTTGCCGTGATCGGCGCTGAAGAGGCGCTTGCCGTCCTGCATCAATGGACCGGCGCCAGCCGACTGAGTCAGCAGGGCGACAAGTTCGTCCGCTTCCGTTTCGGCTGCAGCACGGCCCATCTCCGATGCCCAGCGGCCGAATGCGCCCAGGTCATCGTTGATAATCGCCTTGCGCGAGACGTTGAAGAGGCGGGCGAACGTCTTCAGCCGATAGGCTTCCTTGGCTTCGGCGGTCGTGGTCGCGGTGATTTCACCGTGTTCCGTGACTTCCTTCAGCTTGCCGAACTCGCCGAACTGCAGCGTGCTGATGTCGCGGAAGTCGGGCGCAGAGCTTCGACGGGCAACGGTCTTCAACGGCGAGGCCGCCGATTCATAGGCCGGGCGCAGAACCCGGTTGCCTGACTCTGTCAGCAGCATCGGAAAATCCGACGTGCCGTGCATGGCCCGTTGGATCAGCTCTTCCCGGCTGAGCATCGTCACGCCCTGCCCGGACGCCGAAACGGCATGGCGCGCCATGTCATGCAGCGACAGGTTGACGTACTGGCGAGCGGCTTCCGTCGGCTCGGGTCCTCCCATTCGGGCGGCGAGGGCTTCGGCCATGCGTTGGCGGATAACGGTCGGATCGTCGTTCGCCGGCGTCGCGGACTGTGTCCGGATGCCGGGCGACTGGCGAGACGTCATCGCCTGGAATGCGGCAGCGCGGATGGTGGTGATGTCCGCTTCCGCGTCGATTTGTTCGTCCGCCCATTCAGCGGACTGGCCAGCGGCCCGGGCGATCGCACGGACTTGGGCGCGGTGAGCGGTGTTGTCGTTACCGACGGTGATCGGGGGTTCGTTTTCAGAGATGTTTTGCGTAGGCAATGGGTCTTCCTTTCGGATCAAGGCTTGAGGATCGGCCGGGATGGCCACGATGCTGAGTTCGTGAATTTTCGGCCGGACAGTGATCGTGCGCTTGCCGCCGGTTGCGCTTTCGGATCGGGAGGCGGCGCTGTAGCCAATCGAGACGCCTCGCAACGTGCCCTCGCCGACCTTCAGCGCGATGCTCTTGACGTCATCGGCAGCAGATAGCCGGACCGTCGCGACGATGCCGGCGGCCTCGTTTCGAGCGGCGACGATCACGCCGACGGCATGTTCGCTGCCACCTTGGCGATGGCCGTCCAGAACAGTGAGTCCGACAAGAGAGTCCAGGTCGACGCCCGAGAGGTCCAGCCGTTCGATGTAGGGACCGCGTCCGTCGGTGCGAGCGACAGGTGCGCCGGTCGAAATGAGCGCGTCAAAGGTTCGCGTCTCAGGATTATAGGTCGTCGGGACCGTATCGGCGCGACGAATGAAAAGATCAGTCGGCACTGGCGTTCAGCTCCGGTTGCGGTGGGGAGGGAAGAGAAAAGGACAGGCCGAACTCGCGTTCACGCGCATGGTCCGCCGCTATTTCGGCGTCCAGGTCCTCAATGTTGTAGCCTTGGGCAGCGACCACCTGGCGCCGGCTCTTGAAGCCCGCCTTGACCAGCAGGTCTTCAGCTTCCGCATCCTTCTTCGGATCGACCCAAGCTTGCGCCGGCGGGTAAAACTCGGCCGCACCGATGCTCGAGAGATCGCCGTCGATTTCGATTGAGCCTGACAGGACGGCGAAGAGGGTGACGCGTTCCCAAATTGGGCGAATGAGCTGCGGAACGACACAGTGAAACTGCAGCCGTTCGACCCGGGCGCGGAAGGCGACGAGTCCGGCTCGCAATGAACTGTAGTTCGCGTTCCGCAGGTCGCCCGTCAGCAGATGTTCCGGCACACCCAAGCCGGCGGCGATTGAGCGAAGCTGAAGCTGCGCAAACTCGACGGTCTGAGACGCCTGTTGTGGGGTCGAGAACTTCACGTCGACGCCGCCGGGAAGCCATTTCAGCGTGCCGGGCTCTAAGCCGTCCGTCAGAACGCTGCCGGTCTGGTCGCCGTCGTACGGGCTCCCGCCGGTGTTGTTCGTATCGACCAGGAAGCCGCAGTGCATGGCGGCGATCTTCACACCGACCAGCAACGCGTCCTCGAGCTGATCCAGCTCGGACAGGCGCAGCAGGATGGGCGCAAGCCACGAAATGCCACGAACCTGCCCGGCCCCGATCGGGCGGAACAAATGAATGATGTCGTCAGCGGGGACTCGAATAGGGGCGTCGAACGTCGCGAAAATGTCGGTCGGTCGGGACCGGCTGATATGATAGGCGACACGCCGTCCGCTGGCGTCAAACTCTACACCGGCGACGATCCGGGCCCCGTCCGCCAATTCGACGCTGTGCCCGGGATCCACCATTTCGGCAGGGATCAACCGCAGCTTGGGGCCGCCCGGTGCCATGATGATTTGAACGAAAGCTTCCCCGTCGACGATCATCGCCGCAACAGCAGCGGCCTGGATGCCGCCGAAGTCAGTCAGACCATCCGCATCCGCCGTTGCCGCCCATCGGGTGAAGTTCGCGCCGACAAGCTTCCGCACGCCCGCATCGGCGTGTGTACTGGCAGGAACGATGCCGGCGCCGACGATAGCGGTCGTGAGTGCTTCCACCCCGGAGCACGCCCAAGGATTGTTACTGGCGAAGTATCGGGCGCGGCTCCGCACCGGCGCGGCAGCGGCCAAGACTTCCGGTCCGATGGCGCCGAAGGTCGGGCTAGAGGTCCAGCGATTGGAGAAGCCGGCGGCGTCAAATCGGCGCGTGGGCCCGGGAGGAGCGATTACCCGCGCGATATGTGATCGCAGCCGGTCAAGCATCCGCCAAGGCGTCCAAATGAGAGATCAGTGGAACGACGAACGGGCTAATCTGGATGAGCGTGTGGAAAACGACCTGTGTGTCGAGGACCGACCCGCTGACCAATTTCAAAGCTTCATTGAATGGAACGACGGCACCGCTCACATTGTCGCCACGGACATCTCGGAGCATCCACATATGGAGCACCCATATGCGACCATCCTCACCGGACCGGGCGGCGTTAATGGCGGCAGTTAGGCCGGTCGCGGGTACACCGTTCGCTTTCCTACCCATGCCAAGCCGTTCCGCGGCGTGGTTCAGGTCGAAACTCTGGAACCCGCTGTCTAGAAGCAGGAGCAGAACTCGAACACGGCAGATCTGATAGGCGCCCTCGATCAAGTGGGCACCCCCAACGCCCGTATTGGTCGAGGGGTCGATTAAACCGCGTTCGTGTAAGCCCCTAATTTGTCGAGTGACTACGTCAACAGACTCCGGCCCGGTCCAGCGGTCCAATGAGCAAAAAAGGCGGGCAAGCTCGCGGAATGTATACGAAGGCGTCATGTTGAATCTCCGAAGGATGCAGTCCTTATACATTGTTGCCGGTTTGAGGCAACCCCCCCCATTGCCTCAAACCGGCACGTGTGCTATAGACGCCTTGTCGATGGTTTTTTGATCCTTTCCCATTGACCAGACCCGGATAGGTCGTGGCGGGGCCGCGCATCGAACGAGCAAACTCGATGCGCGGCCTTCCCCTCAGGAGGCCCCCATGTGGGACAAAGCTACCGGCGAAAATTGGATGACGGTCCGCCAGGCGCTCTACGGTGCCGGTAAGTTCCCCGGGCTCTTCCCCGACGTCCGAATAACGGACGTCAAACA